GTATGCTCGTGCGCGACCGGCTGTGAACTGGGGTTTTCACGTCGATCTGTTGTCTAGTTTTGGGGCTGTGTGGCTAAGTTGAGCCGGAGGCTCAAACCTGCGGCAGACCGTTGTGGTGGAAAAAATTGGGCTGTCGGAGATCACAGGGGTTTTACACGTGGTGTGTACCCTCCGGTGCATGGCTAAGAAACCGGCTCAGCAGCGTAGGCAGTGTGGCTCGATGGCGGGGTATCGGCAGCATTCGAAGCGGGGTGAGGAGCAGTGTGATGCGTGTCGTGCTGCTCGTCGGGATTATATGCGCAGGTATCGGGCGGGGAAGGTCAAGCCTCGTGGAGAGTCACGTGAGTCCCGTCGAGCTCGTGAGGAGCAGCGTGGAGGAGAAGTGGTTGATGTGATGTCTCCTCCGCCTCAGGGGGCGTCGTATCCAGCTTTTTTGAAGGGTCCAGGGCGGAAGATGTGGGACGAGATTAGCGAGGCCTACACTCTGGATCCTGTGGGTCGGGCGATTTTGGCCGAGGCGTGCCGGCTGAAGGACCGCCTGGAGCGGTTTTCGGCTGCGTTGGCGGCGGAGTCGACGCTGTGGTTTGAGTTGGGTGAGCCTGAGGAGCTGCGTGACGGGACTCAGCAGATGCAGGTGGTGATTAATTCCATGGTTGCTGAAGCTCGTCAGACTCAAGCCGCATTGGCAATCGCTTTGGGAAAGATCGGTGTGTTGAAGCCTGCTGAGGAGCGGGGTCAGGAGACTGATGTTATGGATGAGATTGCTAGGAAGCGTGCTGCGCGTTTGGCGGGGCGTGAGGCGTAGTGGGGGATTCTCGTCTTGTGGTGCCGTCGTCGGTGGTTGAGCCGGTGTCGGAGCCTGTGGGTGTGCAGGTGCCGCCAGTGTTTCATGCGCCAGAATGGTCGTCGTCTGCTGGTGAGGATGTGGTGGATTTGGCTGCTGCGTTGGGGATGGATTTGTTGCCGTGGCAGCAGTTGGTGTTGCGGAATGCGTTGGGGGAGCAGCCTCGGACGGGGAAGTGGGAGGCTTTCCAGGTGGGGTTGGTGGTGCCTCGTCAGAATGGGAAGAATTTTGTGGTGCGTGCGCGACTGCTGGCTGGTCTTTTTTTGTTTGGGGAGGAGCGGTTGGTGCATACGGCGCACGTGTTTAAGACGGCTCACAATGAGTATGAGGCGTTGGTGGAGATTATCGAGAAGCATCCTTTCCTGTTGAGGAAGGTTGCGAAGATGCCGGATTCGAAGGAGACGGCGATCATTTTGAAGGATGGGCGCCGGCTGGATTTTTTGGCGCGTTCTTCTAAGGCGTCGGGCCGTGGTTTGCAGGGGGATACGGTGATTTTGGATGAGGCTTTTGCCTTGTCGAGCAAGCTTGTGTCGGATTTGTTGCCGACGTTGTCGTCGCGGAAGTCTCCGCAGGTGTGGTACACCTCGTCGACTGGGTTTGATTACTCAGAGACGTTGATCAAGGTGCGTCAGAAGGCGGTGGAGAAGCCGGAGTCGAATAAGCATTTGGCGTATTTTGAGTGGTCTGCTGATCCGAAGCAGGTGGATTGGCGGTCAGAGGAGGCCGTGCGGGTGTCGAACCCTTCTTTGGGGTATTTGCAGTCGTGGGATTGGATTCAGGAGGCGGAGCTGGATGTGATGGGGGAGGAGGAGTACCAGCGTGAGCGGTTGGGTGTGTGGGCTGATGATTCGACGGACGCTGCGATTGGTGTGGATTTGTGGGCGCGGTGCTTCGCGACGAAGGAGGCCTTGGTGGGGGCGAAGGTGGTGCGCCGGTCGTTGGCGTTGGAGGTCACTGCAGACCGTGATTTGGCGGTGCTGGCCGGTGCGGCTTTGTTGAAGGATGGGCGTGTGGTGGTGGACATCATTGCTGCGAAGCCTGGGGTGGCGTGGGTGCAGGATGAGGTGGCGCGTGTGGTGAAGAAGCAGAAGCCTCATGCTGGTGTGGTGGTGGATTCTTTTTCTGGTGCTGCCGCGTTGGCTCCTCGTTTGCAGGATGAGGGGGTGCCGGTGTCGTTTGCGTTGACGAAGGATGTCACTCGTGGCACGGCTGATTTTTATGATCGTGTGGTGCGGGTGGATGCCGATGGTGATCCTGATCCGGGGTTGCTGCATGGGGAGCATGATTTGTTGGATGATGCGGCGCATACGGCGCGTCGTCGTCTGGTGGGTACGTCGAAGACTGCGTGGACGTGGAAGAACTTTGGTGAGGTTCGTGTGGAACCTTTACGTGCGGTGACGTTGGCGTTGCGTGGGTTGGATATGGATCCCGTGGTGAAGAAGAGGAAGGGTCTGGCGGCGTAGATGGACGCGATGCAGATTAAGCAAATTTTTGACCGGCTGCATGCGAAGCTGGTGCGTCAGCAGCGTGAGTGTGATGCGGTGGATTCGTGGCTGCGTCCGGAGCTGGAGGCTGGGTTTGAGGTGCCTCGGAAGGCCACTCGGGAGCATCGCGCGTTGCGGGACTTGTCTCGCACACCGTGGTTGAAGCTGGTGGTGGACAATGTTGTCCAGGCGATGTATGTGGATTCGATTGTGGGTGATGAGGGTCGTATCCCTCAGTTGTGGGATTTGTGGAATGCCAATGGGATGCGTTCTCAGCAAATCAGTAATCATCGGGCGATGGTGGCGTATGGGCATTCGTATGCGGTGGTGACGGGTGCGCAGCGGTATGGGGAGCGTTCTGCGCGGATTCGGTTTTTGTCTCCTCGTCGTGTGGCGGTGGAGTTTGAGGATTTGGGGGCTGATCCGTTTCCTAGTGCGGCGTTGGAGTTGGAGGGGCGCCGTGGTGATGTGACGCGGTATAGGTTGCGTGTGCCGGGGTGGGAGATTTTGTTGGAGGATGGCAAGTCCACTGGTGCGGACATGGATGGTTTGGTGGTGTCTGGCCAGGCGCGGGTGGATTTGCCGTATGTGCCGGTGGTGCGGTTCGCCAACCAGCTTGATTTGGATGGTCGGGTCATTGGTGAGGTGGAGCCGTTTATCCCGTCGGCGCAGCGGATTAATAAAACAGCCTATGACCGGATGTTGGCGCAGCATTTCAACAGCTGGAAGGTTAAGACCGCGACGGGGTTGGATATGCCTGAAGTGTTGGATGAGGACGGTGACGGCACTGGTGTGGTGGATGAGGCTAAGGCCGACGAGTTGAAGTTGAAGCTTGACCAGGCGGACATTCTCACTGGTGGGCATGATGTGACGTTCGGGACGTTGGATGCGACGGCGTTGGACCCGTTTGTGAATGGTTGGCGTGCGGATATTGAGGCGTTGGCTGCGGTGTCGCAGACCCCGGCGCATGCGCTGACGGGCATGATCGTGAACTTGTCGGCGGAGGCGTTGGCCGCTGCCCGTGCCCCGTTGACGCAGAAGGTGTATGAGCGTCAGCAGAATGCGTCGGCGTCGTATGCGAATGTGATGCGGGTCGCTGCGAAGCTGGCTGGGCATGACGAACTGTCGCAGAATGACATGATTCGTGTGACGTGGCAGGACATGGAAGTCCGGTCGATGGCGCAGGCTGTGGATGCGTTGGGTAAGGCCGCGCAGATGCTGCGGATCCCTGCTCGTGGCCTGTGGGGCATGATCCCGACGGTGGAGGCATCGGACGTGCAGGAGTGGGAGCGTCTGTCGGATGAGGAGTTGGAGCGTGACCCGCTGGCGGCGTCGTTTGCTCGCCAGGCAGAGTCGACGATCTCGGACGTGAACAACGGTGGCTAGAACCCATGCGGGGGACAAGCTGACGGAGGAGCACCGTCAACATCAGGTGCGGCTGGTGGAGCAGCTCGCCGAGCTGGTGCGGGGGTTGTTCCGTAAGCATGTGGATTATGCGGATATTGATGGGTCGACGGATGCGTTCGCCCGGTTTGCTGGGGTGTTGGTAGATCAGTTCCGTGAGGCATCACGGCTGCGGTCGATTGATTATATGCGGGAGTTTCAGGCGGTGGAGGCTCCTGATGCGCCTGATGTGGTGGAGGAGCCGTCGGAGTATACGCCTGCGGAGGCTGCGGAGTCGTTGCTGCGCACGTCTCGTGGCGTGTTGAAGACGCTCTCGCGTAAGGGTTATTCGGAGTCGGAGGCGATGGAGCGAGCGGAGCAGGCCGTGGTGGGTAAGGCGACGAAGATCGCGGGTGATGGTGGCCGCCAGGTCATCGAACACGAGGTTCGCCGGGGCAATGGTCCGTTGGGGTATGCGCGGGTGGTGGATGCTGACCCGTGCCCGTTTTGTGCGATGCTCGCATCTCGTGGTGTGTATTACGCGGGTGAGGAGCAGGCTGGTGCGTTGTTGTACCGTTCGGATTCGTTTAGGGATTCGAATGCCCGGTTTGCTGGTGATGGTCGGTTTAAGGTGCATGACCATTGCTGTTGCACGCTGGAGCCGGTGTACATGGTCGACGGGAAGGTCAATCTGCCGGGTAATGGGAATGAGCTGGCTAGGGAGTGGGCGGAGATTGCGTCGGGTCAGGAGGATCCGTGGTTGGCGTGGCAGCGGTGGAGGCAGTCGGGCACGCTGCCGGAGAATTACGACGGGCCGTTGGAGGGTGTGCGGAGACGTAAGCCGCCGGTTAGGGGGCAGTCGTCGGGTCGTCGGGCGCGTCCGGAGCCGATGAAAGCCTCGGAGCGGGCTGAGCGGGCGGAGCAGAAGGCTTTGGAGAAGGCGGGGAAGAAGCCTGTGGATCGTCGGGGGAATTGGGATAAGCGAAAGTATTTGGATTATGCGGATGAGTTGGAGATACGAGCGAATGGTGTGGCCTCCGAGATCGCTGCGCTGAAGAGTGTGGGGCAGGGGGATCGTGATCTGCCGGTGATGCAGCTGAAGCAGCAGCATAGAGCCTTGTTGTCGAGGATCGATCGGTACCGGAAGACGGGCATGAGTATGTGATTTGAGGCCTGACCATAGGGAGTCGGGCACGTGATTTTTACCTAACGCCTTGGTCGCGAAAGGAACACATACTTTTATGCCCGAGAACATCACCACTGATGCGCAGGACGAGGTCCAGGCCGATGCCCAGGAGGCGGGTCAGGAATCGTCTACTGATGAGCAGCGTGATCAGACTGACGAGCAGAAGGATCAACCCCAGCCGGGCGCTGGAGAGGATCAGCAGGATCAGAATGATAACTCTGACGATGATGACCACGATGACTCTGATGATGAGTCGGATGACGATGCTGGTCAGTCAGATGAGCTGCGGCGGATTCTTCGGAAGAATCGACGGACGAACCGTGAGAATAAGAACCTTCGGGAGCGACTGACTGCTTCCGAGCGGGAGCGGAACCAGTTGAAGGTGGCTTTGGAGACCGGCCTGCCGCTTGAGATTGCGAAGCGACTTCAAGGTAAGTCTGTTGAGGAGATGAAGAAGGACGCGGAGACGTTGGAGCCTCTGTTCGGCAAGGCTAACCCGTATATTCCGGGAGCGTTCCCGGATGACGGTGTGCGTCGCGGTGATGCGTCGGGTGATCGACCCGAAGACGTCACTGACCTGTCCAAGGTCGGGGCGCGAATCTACGAAAGGTAGAACACTATGGCTGCACCACAGCATCTTCTGTACACTCCGGAGCAGGTCTCTACGTCCTCTCTGGCCGCGCTGAAGTACAAGTCCACTCTGGCGCGTATCGTCAACCAGGACTACTCCCGTGAGATCGTCGCTGGTCGCGGCGCGTCCGTGACGGTCAAGCGTCCGATCCTCATCGAGAAGGCTCGTGTCTACACCGCTGATGATCGCAAGGCGGAGAACCAGATCGTCTACTCCAACCTTCTGGAGCCGTACACCAGCGTCAACATCTCTGATCAGGTGTACAACGCGGTGAAGCTCCCTGACGATTTCCAGACGTTTACTCTGACTGATATTGAGCGTCAGGTGGTCGCTCCGATGGCGGAGTCCGTGGCGGAGAAGCTCAACTCGATCGTGGCAGGCGCTTTCGACTCTGTGCCTGCTGGCCTAACCGCGGCTGATAAGGCTGCTAAGGGCAAGCTGGTCGGTGAGGACGGTAAGACCTACGATGACCTCAACGCTCTGCGTGAGGCTGGCACCCAGTTCGCCGCTTATGGTGCGAAGGTCACTGTCCCCGCTGCGTCTCTGACGGCGAAGACCAACGAGGACGTGCTGAAGACCATCCGCGCTGCGCACCAGCTGTTTGGTGAGCGTGGCGTGCCGATGGATGGCCGTTTCCTCGTCGTTGGCTCCGGCTGGGAGGCAGCTCTGCTGTCTCAGGATCTGCTGAACAAGGTCAACGAGTCTGGTTCTGCTGATCAGCTGCGTCGTGCGACGATCGGTAGCCTGTATGGTTTCCAGATCATTGCTGACTACACGATCGATCCGCTGGCTGCGTACGCGGTGCAGCGTGACGCGGTGACTCTGGTTACCCGTACGACTGCTGCTCCTCGTGGTGCGAGCTTCGCCTCCACCGCGTCTGCGGAGGGCTTCACCCTGCGCTACCTGCAGGATTACGACCCGAACATCCTCACTGACCGTGCCGTGGTGGACACTTTCGCTGGTGCGAGCGTGCTGGATGCGCAGCGCATCGTGAAGCTGACCGGTACGTCTGGTTTCGAGGAGAAGGCTGTAGCACCTGCTGGGTCTTCGGCCTAGTTTTTCCTCGGTGGTGGGGTCGTTCCAGGTTGTCACTGGGGTGACCCCACTTTTCTAGTTGAAAGGAGGTGCCTGTGATGACGGCACCGCTGAGGCCACGGTTGGTAGAGTTCTCTGACTTGGAACGGTCGTTGAGTTCGGAGACGGCAGTTATTGATGAGGGGTTGGCTGCGTGGGCGATTGAGATGGTGTCTGCTGCAGCGTTGGATTTGACGCGGAGGAGTTGGTCGACTCCGGCGGATGTGCCTCCGGGCGCGATGGCCGTGTTGGGTATGGCTGCCCGCAGGTTGTACACCAACCCGGATCGGTTCACCCGCGAGTCCGAGGGTGACTATTCCTATGCGCTGGATGCTTCGGTAACGAATGCGGCGATTTTCACCGCTGCCGAACGCGCCACCCTGTTGGAGTATCGGGGTGCTCGTCGACAGTCTGGGATCGGCACGTTGAGCACCTACCGTGGCGATGACTATGGGCGGACGGGATACGTGCCGGACGGCACCGAGTTCGGGTTCCCCTGGTATGAGGAGCGACTATGAGCCTTCGTGGGAAAACTCGTGCAACGGACGCGGTCGTAGTCGTTCTGCGGGAGAATCGTGAGGGTGAACGGGGCAGGCTCGTACCCGTCGAGATAGGGAGAATCACCTGCATCGGTAGGATGCAGCAGTCAACGACGGATGACATTGCGGCCTACGCTGCAGCCGGGGAAACAGGCGTGCTGAACATGAAGCGGTTCTACTGCCGCAGCTTCCCCGGCGACGACCTGTCACAGGTCATTGACTCTGAGGGGGTGCTGTACAACGTGGTTGGTGAGCCGAAGCGGCACCGTGGATCAACCAGGACGGCGCGGGACGTGGTGACTCTGCGTCAGACGAGTGTGAAAAGGGGGTTGCGTGATGGCGACCGTGTATAAGGGCGCGGGAACGAAGATTGCGAAACTCCCCGGGGTTCAGCCTGTTCTGCAGGAAGCTGCGGTGGAGATTAAGACCAAAGCTGAGGCGAACGCTGCTGTACACAAGCGCACTGGACGGTATTCGTCGGCATTTGAGGTGCGCACGGTACCGGGGAGGAAGGGCGTTAAGGATCGCCTCGTGGAGAACACCCACTCTGCCTCGGCAGTGATCGAGTACGGCCATTACGCGAAGAAGCGCGATGGCTCGTCGGGTGAGTGGGTGCCTGGGCAGTTCAATCTGACGAGGGCGGTGAGCGGTTCATGACGGTTCAGCCACCACATGCCCGGTTCGACGCTGCGGTGGCCATTCGTGACGGTTTGCGGTCACTGTTGCCGGACTCGGAAATTCAGTTGGGCAAAGACGCTACCTACTCCCCAGATGAGCTCGTGACCGTGGTGCAGGTCTCAAACGTGCGCCCGATCGGTGCGTTGCCGGGGCAACGGTGGGCCTTCAGCGCCACCATTGCGCTTGTCACCACGGGTGCGGACTACGACCAGACCGCTGATGAAGCGGATCGAGTGGCTGACGCACTGTTGTCGATGGATGAAAGCGACGGGGTGAAGCTTTCTAGCATCATGAGTGACAGCGAGCCGGTCCGTCTGTCGCCCCACAGCCCATCTGGGGCTGAGACCTTGACGTCAAGCTACTCTGCGATTCTGCGGAGGAAAGGAAGAGCCTAATGGCTGCCTATCAGGACAATTCAGTCCTCATCCCTGGCCGTGGTGCGGTGCTGATCGCCCCGGCTGGCACTGCATCCCCTACCTACACTGCGATTAAGAAGTGGGTCGCTGACGGCGCTACTGGTGCTCTCGGTGATTTCCAGCCTCTCGGCTACACCAGTGAGGATGACCTGCCGAAGTTCGACGCCGACACCGATGGTGGTGAGAAGAAGGGCGCGTGGGAGAACGACGCACTGCGTCTGACGAAGACGAAGATCACCGAGTCCATCACCGTTACTGCGGTTGAGTGGAATGAGCAGACTCTGACTCACCGCTTCGGCCCCGGCAAGGTCGTGCAGGCCGATGGCCGGTTCGAGTTCCCCGATGTGTACGCCTCGACCGAGGTGTCGATTCTGGTGCTGATGATCGACGGCCTCGACGTGTTCGGATTCCACTACGCGAAGGCTGCGACCAGCCCGGATGATTCCATTGAGCTGGATCCGGAGAAGTTCGCTGGTATGCCGATCAAGTACACGATTTTGAAGCAGACTGGTGCGCCGAAGGGTAGCTTCATTGGTCCGGCTTTCCAGCAGCAGTCGGAAGTGTCGGATATGGCGACGTCTGACAGCGTCTAGCACCACGCTTTGCGGGTGTGTGTCGTGCGAATATGCGCGGGACATACCCGTTTTTTCTATTTTTTGTGGAGGTTGCCTTGACCACTGCCCAGACTGATGTTTCTGCAGGTGTCCCGGAGGACGCGATCACTGACCCGAAACCCGTATTGGGCACTGTCAGCCCAGAGTTTGGGAAGACGGAAATTCCTGACGTTGACGTGTCTGATCTTCCGGAGTTCCGCTCCCTGCAGGGCACTTTGCCGTCTGCTCGTTTCCACGTGCACCGAAAGCTGGCGGAGGTGCAGAAGGCTGTCCCGAAGGCGTGGGTCGAGGGTGAGACTCCAGATGAGCAGGAAGTCATCGACAACATCGAAGAGTTGGAGAGAATGCTCGTGATGATGGAGAACCTCGTGCTGGAGCGGGCGAAGGATCGCGACGCGATGGAGAAGTGGCTATGTGACCAGGAAGACGGGCTGAACGCCGTGATGGCGGCGTTTAACGTACTGGCGGAGAAGCTGGGAAACTAATCGCCCTGCATGAGCAGGTGGAGCTTTTCGGTTCGGCGCTGGTGCCGGATTTCCAAGAGGTCTACGGCCTCCGGCTGACAGAAGTCGTCCACAGCTGGGATCCGGCGGAGGTTCTGCTGCTCATCGCAGGGCTACACCACAGCCCATCTCGCTATGCGGCTCGTTTGCAGGGGTACGAGGGAGGCAAGGGGTGGACAGACCAGGACTACCTACACTTCGACATGCGTAACGCTGTGGAAGCGCTACGGACGATGCAGGCGTCGCAGGGCAAGAGGAAATCGACGTATCGGGAGTGGGAGGACTTCCCGGGGCGTGCTGGGTTGAAGCGTCGAGAAAGGGCAGCGAGGTTCGCTGCGTACCGGAAAATGGCTGCTGAAAACGGCGGTCGAGTGGAACTGGAGTAGGGCATGGCAGGTCCGGGTGGCGTGACCGTGGGGCGCGCGAGTGTGCGTGTGTTGCCGGATACGACGAAGTTCCGTGAAGATCTGAAAAAGACCCTCGAACGGATTGAGCGCAGCCACAAGGTCAAGATCAAGGTCGTGCCTGACGACAAAAAGTTCGTCGCTGAGGTACGCCGTGCGGTCGCTAACGCGGAGAAGGCCGCTGGTGAGGTTGACGTTGATCTGTCTGCGAAGTCCGCACAGTTGGCCTCCGAAGCGAGGCGGGCGACGAAAGTCGCGGAAGAAGCGGCTGGCGATATTGACGTCAAGATGGATCTTGACCGCTCCAGTGTCGCGAGGTTGGCTGCCAGTGCTGCCGGTGCTGCAGGGTCTATTGGCAGGCTGACGTCGATCGCCGGGTTGGCGACGGTGGGTGTCGCCGGGTTGGCTCCTGCGATCGCTGCCGTGGCGTCGGCAGCGTGGTCTGCTGTCGCACCAGTGGCGGCGCTGACGGCTGCTATGGCTCCCGCAGCGTTGGGGTCAGCTGCCATGGCCATAGGCGTGCTGAAAACCTCTTTTTCTGGCTTCGGTGAGGCGCTAAAGGCTTCTTCGCCGGAAGAGTTCGCCGCAGCGATTGCCGAACTGCCCCCAGCAGCTCAGGCTGGTGCCACGGCACTACGTGGGCTGAAGGAGCAGTTCAAGGGCGTTGGGGAGGCGGTGCAGCAGAACTTCTGGTCGCAGTTGACGAACCTTGGTGATTTGGCGGCGGTGGTTGCGCCGTTGAAGGCGGCGATGAGTAGCCTTGCCACGGATATGGGGCGTGCCGCTTCTGGTGTGGTGGGGTTCGTCTCGTCGGGTGCGGGGTTGCAGGCGATGCGGGCAATCATCTCTGGCTCGTCGTCAGCAGCATCGTCTCTGTCCGCAGCGTTCGCTGACGTTCTGAAGGGCATTGTCGCCATCGGTGGTGCTGCTGCGCCTATCTTCGCGAGCTTGGCAGCGAGGATGTCGCAGATGGCGTCCGACTGGGCTGGCAGGATGACCGCAGCGTTTCAGGACGGCAGCATGCAGGCCTACTTCGAAGGCGCGGTGGTGAAAGCGCAACAGCTGTGGGGTGTGCTGCAGCAGTTGGGTGGGATTGTCTCTGGTGTGTTCGCGGCGATGAACGCGGCTGGTCAGCCGTTCTTGGGCACGTTGGGGCAGGTCATCGCTTCCACGAACGCGTGGGTCAACAGCGCTCAGGGGATGAGCACGTTGACGACGTTCTTCACAGCGATGGGCGCGGCGGTGGCTACCATCATGCCACTGCTTGGGCAGCTTGCGGGGATTATCGGCGGAACAGTTGCACCTGCGATCGCGAGCTTTATCCAGGCCATTGGTCCGGGCTTGTCGGCGGTGGTGGCCGGGCTTGGCGCTGGACTGGCGGCGATCTCCCCGGCGGTGACGATGCTGGGCACGGCGTTTAACCAGGTGCTGTTGGCGGTGGCGCCACTGTTGCCTGCGATTGGTCAGATGGTGGCAGCGTTCGCTGGTGCGCTCTCCCCGGTCATCTCTGCGCTCGCCCCGATCATTGGTATTCTCGCCCAGACATTTGCAAGTCTCGTGCCTGTGGTTACCGTCATCGCCACGACCATGGGGACTGTCTTGGCAACGGCGTTGCAGGCGCTGACTCCTCTGTTCCAAATGTTTGGCATGATCATTCAACAGATGGCGCCGGTGTTGACGCAATTGGCGTTGATGATTGGCCAGTTTTTAGTGCAAGCGTTACAGACGCTCGTTCCCCTGATGCCTCCACTGGTCGAGGCGTTTATGCAGCTGATGACCGCGATCATGCCCTTGTTGCCTGCACTTGTTCAGATCGCAGGCATCCTTCTGGGCGCGCTGATGCCGGTGATTCAGCAAATCCTACCGATCATCATCAATCTTGCCACGACGATCATCTCCGCACTCGTGCCGGTCATCAGCGCGCTCGTACCCGCGATCATCGCCGTGGTCTCCGCGTTCGCAAACATCCTCGCCGCCGTCGCACCGGTGATCTCCATCATCGCCCAGGTCGCTGGCGTGTTCCTACAGCTGTTGGCCGTCATCATCGGCTTCGTCGCCCAAGCGTTGGGCTCCATTGTCGGATTCGTCGCTGGGGTGATCTCCGGGTTCCTCAACATGGTCGCCACGGTGGTCGGTGCAGTGGCTGGGTTCGTCGCTCGGATCATTAGCTTCTTCGCGAACCTCGCGTCGTCGGCGATCGCTAGGGCTGCGTCGATGTGGGCGTCAGTGGCCAGCGCGTTCAGCAGCGGTGTGTCACAAGCAGTGTCCTTCGTGTCAACCTTGCCCTCAAGGATCATGAGCATCTTCTCCGGTATCGGCTCCCTGCTGATCGGTTCTGGTAAAGCGCTGATCCAAGGCTTCATCAACGGTATTAAGTCGATGATTGGTTCTGTTGGCGATGCCGTGGGTTCTGTGGTGCAGAAAGCACGTGACCTGTTCCCGTTCTCCCCAGCAAAGGAAGGACCATTCGCAGGCCAAGGCTGGGTACTGTACTCCGGACGATCCGTCGGCACAGCGTTCGCCCAGGGTATTAGCGACAAGGCTGGGCTGGCCGTGACCGCGTCACAGAAGATGATGGACGCAACCAAGGCCAACCTGGACGGATACCGAGCGGATGTGAACGGTGTGCAGAACGCCGGCGCTGCTGCTGGTGGTGTAGACACGTCAATTCATATTGGCCAGTTGTTGGCGGCTGATATGAGCGCGCCGTTGCGTGAGGTTCGGACGATGCAGCTGCGGGCGCAGATCCGCGCCGGGATCGCCTAGGAGGCACATATGGGATTGAAAGTCGAATGGAAAGACCACCGAGGCACGGTGTGGAACCTCACCGACGGCACCGAAGGTGTGCTGCTCGACCTTGGACAAAAAGGATGGGGCTGGTCGGAGCTGGAACATGTTTTCACCCGCGGTGATGCGCAGTGGGCGTCCAGCCGCGTCAAGCGTGGCATCCATGAGTTGAAGGTGACGGTGGGATGGTCGCCGGAGACTGGCTTCTACACGGGCGAAGACTACTACAAGCTCGCACATGAGTGGTGGTCGCAAGCAAACTCGCCGTTCCACCTGGGGGAGCTGATCGTCACTCGCCCCGATGGGACGGTGAGGTCGCGGAAGCTGCGACTGTGGGAGTCGCCGGAGACGGAGTACACCTATGATCCAGGGATCGGGCAGGAACCGGAGCCGGAGCTGTGGGCGCTGACAGGTGATGGCGGCTACTGGCAGGGTGTGGAGCAGGTCTACACCTACCAACAGTCGGCCATGACTGGGGGTTCTGGCACCCCGTTCTACGGCAAGCAGGGTGCTGGGTGGCCACTGTATATCTCGTCTGCTGCGACGGCGGAGAACGCGGTGATTGATAACCGTGGCCAGGGGGCGATGTGGCTGGTGTGGACACTGGTTGGGCCGCTGTCGAATCCGAGGTTTGGCACGTCTGCTGGTGTGCTGACCTATGCGGGTGACATCCCCGCAGGTGAGGTGGTGGAGGTGCGAACCGATCCGGCGGAGCGGATTGTGGTGGAGCAGTCCAGCGGATCGAACCGTTATGGATTTATCCGTGGTGATTTCGCCCCCGCGCCGTCAGGTGATCGTATTCCGTTGGTGATTTCTGCGGAGGGCATGTCGGCGAACAGTTCCGTGATGGTCACTGCTCGTGAGCAGTACGCGAGAGCATTCTAGGGGGTTGGAGTGAGCACTCTTTATAACACGCAGCGCGGCGCGCAGTACGACCCGGTGGATGCTGAGCTGTGGACATGGGATGGCCAACGCTTGGGAAAGCTCGGCGAGTTCGAAGAGATGCGGTTTACGTTCAATGAACGTGAGGCGGACACGGCAGAACTTGAGCTGCCGTTGAATGATCTGACCGCCACGCTGCTGCCGTGTGACGGACTGGTGCTGATCGGCATGAGGATCAACGGCGTTAGTCACGTGAGTGTCCCTGTGAGGGCTGAGGCTACGTCCCGTGATGGTCAGCCCATGCTCAGCGTGACAGCCGCAGGTGGGTGGGCTTTGCTCGATGGTGAGGTGGTGTCCCCCTCGTTGAGCAGTGATGTGACGATCTCCGCGAAAGAGGAATTCGAATTATCCGGCGCGTTGGAGTACGTCGTGAAGGAAGCCGTACGGGTGGGGTCAGTGTCTGCTGGCCATCCGGTGGTGATCCTGCCGAATCTGGGGCGTGGACCGTATGTGCAGTTCACTGGTGCGTGGGAGTCGCCTGCTGAGGTGATTAAGCAGGTCATCGCCCATACGGACTACAGGGTGCGGGTGCAGGGTTGGCTGCCTGGTGACCCGCAACCCACCCCTGACGTAAATCTCACCAAACCCTGCGTGGTTATCGACGTCGTCCCCTATCGTGATCTTGGGCTGCGCTGGTCGGAGGCCGCAGGGGACGTGTCCGAGTGGCGGGTGACGCGCAAGCGTCCATCGACGACGCGTCTGGTGGTCGGCAACGACGTACAAAATGGCGAGTTCCTCGCCGCGTCCCGGTTCAAGCGCGTCGTGGGGGTGGAGACCGAGTCGCCGTGGAACCGGCGTGAGGCGTACCTGAAAGCGGATACGAAGGCAGCGACGCGCGAAGGGTTCCTCGACGTGATCGTTGAGGAGTATTTGATGGATGCTGCGGCGTCGGTGGAGTTGTCGAGGTCCGGGGCGCATGTGGAGATCGAGGCTACGGTCGATGCGTCTTCGGTCTGGGAGTTCGGCACGGATGACAAGCGACCTTTGCAGTACGACGTTGGCGATCTGGCGGTGATTGATCTGCCTGTCATTGGTGAGGTGGAGCAGGTCGTCACGGCTGTGGAGGTGAAGATCACTCCGTCTGAGTTCGCGGTCATCCCGAAGGTGGGCACCCCGGACACGTTGGACACGTCGATTTACGGCACTGCCGCCGATACGGCGCGCAGGGTCGCGAGGATTGAGCGGAGATCATAAATGGCTTTTACCACGGTCGCCACGGCCAATACGACGATCGGACCAGCACAGTATGCGGATATGGCGCAGGCGTTGGCGCCGCGTTTTCTCGTGGATAGCCCCACACACCTACAGCCCTCCTATTCCTCTGGCACGGTCAGCGTAACCACTGGTGCGGCGCTGGTAGCTGGTACGAGGGTGAGGGCGACGGGGTCGAACTCGGTAGCTATCCCGTCGGTGTCGTCTGGCTCGAAAACCTTCGCGGTGTGTCTGCGGGTGGATTGGTCGAAGGGTGCGTCTGACTCGGCCACACTCGTGGCTGTCAACGGCACGCTGAATAACAGCAGCTCGCCGGTGGAGACGTCGATCAACCGGATCCCTGGGGTGATGTATGACGCGCTGATCTGCCTAGTCACTCGTGCTGCTGGTACGACGGCTGCGTCGTATTTTGCTGACTACCGCTGCTGGGGTGGCGATGGTGGACCGCTGCGTGTCAGTGACTCGGCGTTGAATAATCCTTCGTGGTTGGACGCGCGGGTGGGCACGTTTATCCAGACTGATCAGGGTAAATACACTAAACGCCTTGATAATGACGGTGTGTGGCGTGCTGTGGGCACGGACTCGAACCCGTGGCGTGCGTGGACTCCGACGTTGCGCTACTACGGAAAGAACTCCCCCGATGGGACGAGTGGTGGCACGATAGTTGGCCTCGGCAATGGCGGCGACTCCTCGGCGCGCTACCGGATCGTAGATGGGATGCTCGACGGCTACGTTTATATCTCCCCCGGTTCTACCGGCGCCACGCTCGGTAACGGGCCCATCACCATGGATCTTCCAGTGGCGTGTGCTGACTGGCAGGAAGACACATGGTCTATGGGGCACCTGTACACCACCGGCTATGGCGGTGATGGTAGTTACAACTGGCACATGGAGATGTTGGTGAAACGGGGATGGACTAGAGGGCTGCTGTTTACCAACCCCAGTGAGCTGAACGCACGTCTTCAGACCTATCAGGCGGCCAACGCCGGCAGCCCAGGGCCAGGCACTGGCGTTCCCTTTATTAAGGGAGGTTTTCCGGTCGGCCCTATCACCATGCACGTGAGCTACCCGGTGTCGTAAATGGTTCAGAACGCTCATCATTGGCTGCCGTATCGGTGGGAGCCAGTGCACTACGTAGGCAGGGAGTTCCGCGTGACCTACGGATTCGCCGGGGACGTGGAAGAGCTCGTGGCGATCATCGGAGCTCAGCGGCACCACTTCGATGTGGCCGACGGCATAGCTGAGGTGATCATCCCCGCCGTCGTCATGGACACGGTACCGGATCGCACCGAAGCGCGGATCGAAATCAAAACCGGTGGCCAGTGGCACCTCATGTGCCTGGGACACCTTACGCGACGATAGGAGGCAGGGCAGTGGCTATATCAGTGTCGAGGTCAGAGCTGATGGTGGTGGGCGATGCGATGCTGTACCCGTCGCCAGGACCAGCGGGTCCACGCGGCCCGGTGGGTCCGAAGGGTGACCCCGGCCCGGCGTCCTCTGGCCCCGTGATGTGGACGGGGCAGGGCACACCTCCGGATGTGATACCGGGCTCTAAGCCGGGCGACACCTGGCTGGATACCACCACGGGCGATGTTTACGAGCTGGAAGAGGGATAGATCATGGCATGGACGCAAAAGGGCAATCTGAGAGGCCCAAAGGGTGAGCCCGGTCCCCAGGGGCTGCAGGGCGAACCTGGCCCAGAGGGCCCGCGCGGCGCACAGGGCCCGGCTGGTGAGCAAGGGCCACGCGGCGCAGCTGGACCACAAGGACCCGCTGGTGTCGACGGCAAGAGCGTAAGCATTGCCGGTCAAGTGGCTACATACGCCGATCTGCCTAAGAACCTCACAACCGCCGACGCGGGTAAGGGCTGGCTCGTCGAGGCTGACGGCGACCTGTACGTCTGGTCAGGCGCGACCTTCCCCTCTAACGGCTCGGGCACGGACTTCCGTGGACCCGCTGGACCAGCAGGCCCGGCGGGCCCAGCCGGTAAGCAGGGTATCCAGGGGCCCACGGGCCCAGTAGGTCCAGCTGGTAGTGCTGGTCCTAAGGGCGATCCGGGGCAGCGTGGCGCTAAGTGGTTCACTGGTACCGGCACGCCTGGTTCGATTTCAGGGGCGCTGGCTGGGGACTACTACCTGGACACCGCTACCGGCACTGTGTACGAGCTGAGCTAGGGCCCCGGTATGGCGTGGACTAGTGCAGGCAATATCCGTGGCCCCGCTGGACCGCGGGGGGCGACAGGAGCGAGGGGCGCTACGGGAGCGACCGGGCCGCAGGGGCCAGCTGGCGTGTTCAGCGCTGATCAGGCTACAGCGGTGTTCGGGTCGTCGTCGATGACGCGCCCACCTCACGGGTCGCTTGTATGGAGCGGCCCGTGGTATAACGCGCCAGCGAACGCGTTCACACGTTTGCGTAGCTACTCGGACGGCAGGCTGATTGTTGGCTCGCAGTCAAATAGTGGTGCGGACGTTGCCTACGCTGGCGACAATGACCCCAGGCTCGTTGCCCCCGTCGATGGGATCTATTTGGTCTCGGCGACGCAGTGCTGGGGCACAGATTCGGGCGCGAAAGGATGCGGCCTGGGCACGTCCACCACCTCGGGGACGACTGGTCTTGTCATATGGTCAGACACATCAACGCGCTTCGCTAGCGCATCGAAGGTCATTTTCCTGTCTGCGGGGACGATGTTGTATCCGTGGACGTTCTCGTCGTCGGCGGCTGGCATGTCACCCGCTGACCGTGGCGTGTTGAGTGAGTACAGTCTGACTTTCCTGCAAGCATTGTAGCTCGAAGCGTCTAGAAAACCCCCGGTTGTTCCAGCTGGGGGTTTAGTCATTGGTGATGACTATTGCGGGAAATGAAGTGGAGCGGAGATCATGATCACAGCGTCTCCAAATTGGAGGGGAGACCCAGTTTGGTTACCGGATGTCTTACGAGCCTTCGGCGTGACGGTTCGGGAACGACCCGGGTGGAAACTGTGGGGCAATGGCGACTTCGGGGCGATTAAGGGCATCATCGTCCACCAC